ATGAAGTAAAGCTAGGAGACGTTACAAATTTTGGTAATTCATCCCTAACGATACATTTTAATAAGATAACGCCTAGATGGATTCATCGGGACGGGTACGGCATTCCTACTATAAAGAATTTGACCCCTGAATTATTGGCAATTGGGCATTCGAGTGAAGTTTATGGGGATGCTAATTTAAGAACCCAGTGGCGAGAACTTTCACAGAAAGGTATCGTACATTCGCTATTTGGTCGATCAGATATTTCATTCAAAACAAAGAAGATAACGACGTTTAGTTACGACTTTTTAAGATTTGGATTGAACATAAATGTAATAAAGACTGGTGCACCTCCTTATGTGACACAGTATGTATATTTAAATATTCAATATACCGCAACAGGAGCAGTAAGTAGCGGCAGTGATGGAGATGGAATTGGAACACCGCCTAATCAGGTTCCAGCACCAACATTAAGAACAAATACAGTAAATGTTCGCCAAGACTCCCTCTTTACTGAGTTTGGATTATTAAAAATATATGCGAATACGATAAGAGTTGAACCAGGTTATCAAGATATGGTTATTGGTAATCATAAAATTTCACTAAAAAATATTCAAATCAAAACACAAGGAATTGAGTCATCTGTAATTTTTGGCGCTCCAATAGTTAATCCGCGCTTTATTCGAGTTAATTCATTTATTTCAACAGAATTTTCAACATCTAAAGTCAACTATTTTCATCGTAAGATAAATGTTATAGGTAGTCTGCAATCTAAGTTTGATCTACATAAAGTTGATTTGAAAAAGAAAATTGTAAAACCTAATGGATTTAATGCCTATAGAACTGGATGGAATATGTTTTCACATGATCTAGTTTTAGAACAGTTTGATTCAAATGATTCACAAGTATTTGGTGTAGGTAAAATTTCATTTCTAAAAGGGCGGCAGATTGTAAATACATTGAGTATTTACCCACCTCAAAGTGGGCATTGCACTGTTGATAATCAAAACAAGGGCGTTAAGTTGGTTGGGTTTGATTCACTTAAAATGGGGAGCGCACTTCAAAATGATAAGCCGTTTATGTGGCAAGGTCTCCGTGTTGGTCCATTAATAACGGGGAACTATGGCGACTTTGAATCATTAGAATTTGGCAGTTCTATGATTTCATTGAAAATAAGAGAATTGAAGTTATCTGGTTTTGATTCTTTCGTGTGTGATTATGAGTTATCTAATTTCAACAAAAGAATGCGAGTAACCAGAACAAATATTCCTAAGCCAGTAAAATATCTATCACCTGTAGGCTTTGACGCATTTAATCAAGGCGTTCCTAATATCAAACCAGCAGTGCATTACATCAGACCAGACGGTAATGCTGATCAATTTAGGAAGGGTGGATTCTAATGGCAGTTTCAAAGCTATTTCCGATTGCAGGAATGAATAATGTTGCTGATGATGATGCTTTACAGGTTGGTGGGGATACACCAAGATTGTTTGTTCGTGATGCTCTGAATGTCGATATTACAGAAACAGGTCGTATATCATTACGAAAAGGTGCATCTAAAGTAACGGAATTGAATTTTAAGAACATTTGGCAAAGCCCATTGCACAAAGATGTTTTTGCAACTTTAGGTGATCAACTTGTTAAATTAAATCCTATCAATTGGCAATATGAAGTTCTGGCCACTATTGGAACAGGTCACGTTAATTTTGAAGTCATTAACAATTTAGTATATATCGCAGGTGTTATTGAGATATACACATACAATGGGATTAGCATTCAGCCATTAACAATTGATACGCCTGCATCACCTTTATTGAATACGATCGAGGGTGGCTCATTAAAAACAGGCTCATATAATATTGCTATTTCTTGGTTACGTGGACAGCAAGAATCAGCACTATCGCAGCTATCAATTATCAATGATGATCAACCTAGTAATGGATATGATCAGTTATCATTCAGCATTCAAGTAAATTTACCTTACTGTCTTGATCAATCTATCACAAACGTTCGTATATACGTCACTGATCGTAATGGTTCTGAGCTTTTGCATTACCAAGACTTCCCAATACAAACCGCATCTATCACTATCTCAAATACTGATCAGCTTGGTATGTCGGCACGTTTTAAAGGTCTTTCTCCCATGCGGTCAGGTCGATATTTAAAGTATTGGCAAGGTCGGTTAATCACTGCGGATAAAAATATACTTCGATTTTCTGAACCAATGGCTTATCACCTACATGATGAGCGATTTGGTTTCGTAGTAATGCCTCAGAAAATTACCTTTATTTTGCCTGTAGATGGCGGAATCTGGGTTGGGCAAGTGACGCATGTTGTCTTTTTAACGGGAAATAAGCCGCAAGACATGACTTTTCAGGCAAAAACTTCTCATGCACCTGTGCCTGATAGTGCAATAGAGATTGATAGTAATGATATAGGGTCTGATATATCGCAAGGTGGAAATGCGACTGCATTATGGTTGGCAGAGAACGGCTATGTACTTGGTACGTCAAGTGGTCAGATTATTGAATTGCAGGCTGGCGTATTGCAAGGTGTTGTTGCAAAGTCTAGTAGGTCTGTAAGGCTAGGGAGAAGAATTACTACTATTGTAAGTTAATACCATTGTTAAATGAATGGTACAGAACAATGGATCGCAATCAACAACAAGCAATACTGAATGATTTAGCCGCTGGACATTTTAAAGAAACTGAAAGCGGTATTTATCTTCCCGATCATAATCTAATGGCAAGCGGTGAGTACTTCGACCGTGTTAATGGTGGCGAATGGCAAACTACTTGTAATTTAGTAGTTAATGAAGGTCTTTCACATTTGCTGAATGTAGCTTTAGGCTCAAAAGCAAAACCAGCAGGCTATTATCTCGCATTGTTCAGTGGTTCGACTGCACCAGCAGCAAACTGGACTGCTGCAAACTTTGCCGCAGTTGCCTCTGAAATTGTAAGTTTGACAGAAGGCTATACTAACGCAACACGTCCACAATGGGTGAGTGCAGATACAATTACAAATTCAATTGATAACTTCGGGTCAGTAGCCAAAGTTACTATCGCAACCTCATCACAACTTACGGTTACGGGTGCCGCGATGTTATCTAATAGTGTGCGTGGTGGTACGTCAGGTGTATTGATTTCAGCGACGAAATACACTGCAACTCGCACATTCCAGAACGGTGATGAGTATGAGGTTGGTTATCGCTTGAGTTTCACTGCCGCATAAGATGCACAGCCCACGCCCTTATGGGCTTTTGGTACAGGGTGATAAGTTAAGTGATCGTGACAAGTTGTTTATTGATCAGGAACTTAAAAAGCTAACAAACCAAAAGACCTTATCCAACTTAGACAGCATCAGGCAGGTTAAGAACCTACCTGATGGTGGCTATGTTGTATTACAAGATATGGGCGGAATCTTAAAGGCAATCGCATTTAAGGGTAATCCACTAGATAGTTTTATTGATGATGGTTTAGCAAATATCTATGTACCTATGCTTTATAGCGGGCTAATTAATAAGGTAGTTGTTAGAGCAGATGAGGGGGTAAATATTAACCTCACTGAGCAGACTAGATACCGTTTAAATGCATATGAAAATGAAAACCTGCCAAAAAAGAAATTGGATTTATTTAGATTTGTTGTTGATATGAATTTGAGGGTTGTGCCTGAATTTTTCCAACCAAATTCTGGAGAATCAAAAATTACTCAATATGCAAGCCAAAAGCCGACATGGTATAGCGGAGCTATGCAAGAGGTAATGCAAATTGTTGGTGGCTTTGGTAAGCAAAACATAAACGATTTACCTGATCTGCCAGAAGAAAGGGCGCAATTCAAAATCCCATCTAAGTATTTTGATGAAATTCACAATCAAATTAGTGGTGTTAGATTACCTTGTTATACAGGTATACCAGCAAGTAACGGACAGTTTCAATATGATTATAAATTTGAAAGAACACATGCGGTTGTTTTTGATGATTTAAATAAACCTTGGCTTGTGCAAATTTCTAAATTTGGCGTATGGGCAATGCCTTTACCAATAGTTCCAGCAACAGTAACAAGTGCTTTTCGGGATTATATAGAGGAGGTCAATGACGAAGAAATACTGAAAATCTTAGATCGTTTCGGAGGTATACCAACAGGTGAGTCTTTTCCAGAAAATAATAAAGATTTTATGGCTTGGGTGCGTGCAGGAGTAATTGTCAATGTATGTGAAATTAAGGAATTTTATGAAAAAATTGCAATTTATGATGCCTGCGGTTGGTCACTAAATCTAAATGGCACTGAAGGATTCAATACCTGTTATGAATATAATAATGACGGAATTAAAGTTGGTTATGCCTACAAGATAAAATTTGATTTTTCTCATGCTGATAATATCGGTTGGTTATCAAAAGTAGAAGTAAATCCAGAGCATACGAATATAATTTCAAACTATATTTCAATGCTTTTTGATGCTTTGCCTTTAAATTCACATAAAACAAAAGCAATAAAATACAAACTCAGGCGAGTTGATCAAAAAGATATTTATGCTAGAGCAGTTGCGTATCGTAATTCAACTCAATTGAATACTGAGTTAGAGGTAAATTATTGGGATAACTTAACCTTAGATCCGATAGCAAAACTTAAAGGCGGTATTGCTAAGGTCTCGTCTGGTTATCTATTCCATCCCGCAAG